CCTTTACCGTTACAACCGCAGTAGCAGCACCCGTATTGCTAATATATAAACACTTATGCTTTGGAATTGAAGTGACTGCTAATGCAGTTCCGGTTGTTAGTGCCTGAGCCTTTACTACAGTATATGATGTTTCTCCCATTTAAAATCCTTTCTATTATTTATGCCCACCAGTATTTAGGTGAGATTTAATTATAGCAATCTGTTCGTTAGAAAGCAAGGGCAGAATTTGTTTCGCCTTCTGAATCGAATAACCGTAATACTGCTTTATTGCATCAATATCTGGGTTTTCTTCCTGTTTCGTCCATTTACTGAATCGACTTCTCCTTGAGAGTTTTTCGCGCAAATAATCATATTGCATCTTCTTGTCCAAATGTGGCATCAGATTCATTTGATTTGCGTAAAAAACTGTGTCTGGAAAATAAGATAGACACCTATTTGTCACAAATGGTAGGTAATCCTTTTCGGCAAGAGGATCTTGTTTGATGAGATCCTTCTTGTTGTAGTTAATAGAACTTAGAAAATCACCCAAAGACGGCATTATTTGAACTCACATCTCATCATTAGTTCGGTCATACATGCTACGAGATTGATTTCCTGATCCGCAGCGAAGGAAGACTTGTATTGGTATTCAGCAAGCACCAGAACCGCTTCAGGGATGCTAGGAGGACTCAGGAAGTCATACAGACTGTCGTACACCTTACGGAAGATCTCTGTCTGGGAATTGTCTAGATTCATTACAACCCACTTACGAACCGCTCCAAAGTCCTTGGAACGCATCGCAGCGATAAGAGTCTTCATATCCAGTTCTACAAAATTGGATAGAATACCCTCATCAATCACACCAGAGACAGAATACCTCTGAAGTTCATTAATAATCCTACGGAAGTCGGGAAAATGCTTCGCAATTAGCTGTGCCAAAACGGCAGAATCACTAACCTTGACCTTTTCCTTCTCCAGAATCATATTGATCCTTCCGAGCATCTTTAGGGCAAGTGCAGGCTTCTCCTTCTGTGGAATCTTAAACTCAATGCAAGTACACCGAGAATGAATTGGTTCGATAATTCTGCTCTTGTAGTTACAAGTAAGAATAAATCGGCAATTATTGGAGAACTCTTCAATTGCACCTCTTAGAGCAGGTTGAATGCTTTGTGCATTTGAATAGTCAAACTCGTCCAAAATAACCGTCTTCTTGGATTCCGATAGGGATACGGTACTAGCAAACTGTCGAATGTCGGTTCGTAGAGTATCAATGTTCCCATTTTCTGAACAATTGATAATCATAGAATCGACACCAATATCTCTACAGAGTGCCTGAGCAACCGTAGTCTTACCGATACCAGCAGTACCCGATAGAAGAAGGTTTTGTGGTTCCCCACGCTTCACCATATCAAGGAAAGTCTTCTTCAACTCCCCCGGAAGGATACAATCTTCAATTGTCTGTGGGCGGTACTTCTCCACCCACAGAAACTCATTCTCTTTGTTTTGCATATATCACTCAGTATATGTCGAACCAGTTTCCATTGCAAACCAATACTTAAGATCTGTATTGACATTCACAAATTCGGCAACAGTATTTTTTGCGAAGTTAATATCGTAATCACCGGCAAGCAACTTAATGTTCTGAATTTGGAAATTGAACTTGAAATCTGCATCACCATCATAATCACCAACACCAACCTCATAACTGTTGGCAGTTGGATCCTTTAGATCAGTAACTCGCGCAACAATAGAACCTTCCTTGTTGACAAAAGAAAGATCGGGAAGTTGCATAACTGCCGAGGCCTTCTGAATTTGTGTAAAGTCAGATCCAGAAAGAGTGGCACTAACCACAGTCTGTGGCATGTTCACATTCTTGGTTGGGGTAGTAAGTAGCTTTGGTTCAGAGTAAAAATACTTTACCTTCTGTGAACCTCCACCGGAGATAAGAACATACTTCTCCATAAATTCAAAATTTGCATTGTTGAAAAGACTAATCACTCCAAGGAACTTGTTAAGATCCCAGATACCAAATTCGGTATCGAATGTCTCTGCGACCTTTGCTTCTGCCATTCCATTCTTTGAGGGGGTAATTGTCTTGATAACATTACCTGGCTTCACAAGAATGTTTGAATTCAAACTTGCGAAGTTCTTGAGAACGGAAAGGGTTTCCTTTGAAAAATTAATCTTTGTTGTTGTAGTTGTCATATTATTCCTCGAAATCGTCATCGAAGTCATCATCATACTCTCCCGAATTTATGTTGTCAACATATTCCTGTAAATCCTTCTTTACATTTCTCTTGCGGGAAGTATTTTCCTTATCAATAGATCCACGGTCTTTGCGACGAAGTGGTCTTTCATCCCTGTCTCGGTCGTGATCTCGTTTCACATTAAAACTCCTCTATTACTGAAATAAGGTTCTTTAGTTTATTATTGATCATATAGGGCAGAACCTTGGACCTATCTGATACAACTGTAGGCTTTTCATATTCTTCCATAATTCTGTTCTCAATATTTTGGGGGATACAAGTAAAATCAATAAGAGTGCTATTTCTGTCCCAATTTCTAGAAATAACATGATCCTCAAACCGAGGAGCGGTATTCATCATCTGCTCCATACGCTTAGTAGTTAAACGATTTTGCCTCTTTTGATCCTCCACGAAAACATCATCATCGGAAAGAATATTTGGGATACCATCTGAAGAATCACCACGAAGAATATGTTCTAGAAGAAAGAACTTTGGATTCCGGCATTCTAGAAACTCTTTCTTCATTGTGCTATATTGCTTAACATTAGGGTAGACTTGAAGTTGTTGAAAGTCCTTATCGTTGGAAACAATGACGATCTTCTCCCTGTGTGAATTATTCTTAACAAGAACCGCAATAATATCATCTGCTTCGCAGTTTTCTACGCGCATATTCTTGTATGGAAAATTATCACGAACTTCATCGCGCACAATGTTTAGAATGCGATAAATTTCATCCCAATCATATTCAGATTCAGAATGACTCTTTGATCTATTTGCCTTGTATTGTGGGAAATATTGCTTACGCCACGAATTAGAAGAATCCTGGCAAATCACCAGTTCCCCATATTCTTCATTAAACAACCTACGAATCATTCTGTATGAATTCAATACCTGATGACGAATGAGATCTTCAGTTACATTTGGATCGTTCTTAAGACCAACAAAAATACTGGCAAGAATGATCTGATTATTATCTAGCAAAATCATGTTTATATCGTATCACAAATAAATTAAATAGTCAAGTAGCAACCCAATGAAGACCGTCATTATCACAAACTCTAGTATAAAGAAGTCCTACATCCGGATTAAACCAACGGTCGCCTTCAAATGATATTTGTGGTTCTTCAGTTTGACAATAAAATGTTGCCGACTGTGTTAATCTTTCCCAACCACTATTATTCGAAATTGGTGATTTACCAGATACAGTTTTAGTGGCAACATAATTAATTCCATTAAATATAACAACATCACCCTTTTTATATTGTATGATGCGACCATCTGGGTCATATTTTCTATATTCTTTATTGAATTGTAAATTATCTGCTTCGCTCATTTTTGACTACTCAGGAATAAACAATGTTCGTTGATTCTTGATTTTGGTTTCGACTCTTTAGTATTTATAGAAGAAAACAGAGTTTCGGCATATTTAAAGTTTACAGAATTTAAATTGTTAATTTTGATAAACTTATCAAATCCACGAATCTTTTTAATAGTTGACTTTTCCTCATCCACTCCCAAAAGAGTTGTTCCCTTGAAAGAAAAGGTTTCGTTTGCCTTTGCTTTATATACTGTAATTGATTTAGTCTTAACATTCAATACAACTACAGAGGAGCATCCAACAATTTGCTCTGGCTTCATTGAATTAATGCCATTAAATGATGGAAGATATTTAACCTTAGAGGCAATTTGCTGTGGGGTCTTGATCTTTTTCTTTCTTGGTTTGCGACTCTGACGCTTCTCCTGAATCTTAGAATTATAATAATTCAAAAGTTCTTCTTGTGTTTCAATGTAAGAAACCAATTGTGATTTAGTAAAGTACGAATACCCCTCTACTAATTGATCATCCTTCTTATCCCTCGCAAGGTACAACTCATTTAACTTGTCTTCTATAAAATGAATAACCTCTGTGTAAAAAGCAGGAGTAATTTCAAACTTATCACAAGTTTTCTTTACATTGATGTCTTTCTTTTTCTTTTTCTGAATTAGGGTAGAACATTCATCAATGAAAATATTAATATCTACAAGATGCTTGCACAATGTATCTGCAAACCTCTTTGTTCGTTCTTCTATTGACTTATTCTTACTCTTTAGATAATCGGCATATTTGTTTTCTAACTTAAGTAGAAAATCATCAAATACCTTCTTTTCAGTTTCGGGAATTGAAATGCCACGATATAGCATTCTTGCCCAGATACCGAATGGAGTGTAGTCTTTTGTTTTACCGTGAGAATAGATCATAGGATCTCTCTTGAGATTGGTAACATAATCTGTTACCCATTTCTTATGATCCTTGGATGTACTAATACCACGATAAGTATTGTATGCGTTATAAACCTCTGCCTCATACTCCTTAGCATCAATCGATGGAGTGGGGGTTGGTTCTTCAAATGTTTTTTTCTTTGCCATTACTCTTTATAGAATACAAAAACTGGTTCGTATTTCAAGTATGTATTATTAACTTTGCAATAATTTTTACACTTTGGTTTGCCGTCTGAGTCTAATCTATTTTGTCCCGGCATTCCTTCCATTGCCATCTTCATTGTTTCGACATACTTCATTCCCAAACTTTCTAGAATATCTCTAGAATCTTTTTCTAGTGGCAAATATTTTCCACCTATTTGAATATCTGCAATATTCCAAAGAAGATAACGATCCTTCTTCAACCATTTTACACAGGTTTCTAGTGTAGGTCGCAAAAAACCATCTCGCCACGACTCATAATTAGAAAACTTCTTATATGATTGAGTATCGTCATTAGAGTATGCTTCTCTATTAAAATATGGAGGGGAAGTGAATACAAGATCCACTTCTTTTGAAATATACTTTCCTATCTCCTCAGAACCATACTGATATAACTCATAGGTATGAGTGTCACTAAAGAAAGAATTACCTCTATATGTTTTAGTATTATAGAACTCTGCTAGGTTGTGGTATTTTGATGATCTTTCTGAGAACCAGTTTTCGCTATTTGGATCAGTTCCGATATAGTGTACAGGAATACGATCAGAGATAGACATACAACCGAGAAGACGGCCACCCCAACCGCTAGAAGGGTCGTAAATGTTAAGTACAGTATTTCCTGTAATGTGTGAAGTATATTTTTCATAAAGAAACTTTGCAGTAAGAGGTGGGAAGTTTACCGCAGGTTGAATATAACCAATCCTAAACGAAGGAAAGCACTTTGGAAATATTCGTTGTCCCTTTTCATATACTCTGATATGGAAAACATCATCACTCTCGATGTTATGTATGTCAAAGGTTGAATAATGACGATAAGAAAGTTTGGATTTCCACTTAAGAAATAGATCTTTGTCTAGAGACAATATTCTTGATTGTTCCAATTGAAAGTAACCAGTATTGAGTCCATTCTTCTTCTTGTTCTTCTCCAGAATAAAATCATACCCCTGGAAAATTTCAGGACTACTGAAGAATGCTTCCATCCATTCATCGCCAGTAGATACATCTATGATTGAATACTTTGGATCATTCTTAATCGAAGACAGAGCAAAGTTGTAGAAAGAATCTCTACGAATATGTCTTTTTGCCCCCTTGATCATTCTTGGAAGATACTTATCATCCGCAAATAGATCATAGATTGAGTAACCAGTATTATTTTCGCTGTAATTAATTCTGGTCTTGTACATATTTGAAAAGAACTGATCTGCTTCAGAACCAATTCTGGATTTATTGATAATTACATCCTTTGTTCCGGTTATCTCGTCAACAAATTGAAATTGATGAATTGGATAACTAACAAGTTTATTAAACTCATCAATTATTTCTTGTTCGTTTTTACCAGTACGCGGAGGACACCCGTGGGTATCCCATATATCAAGAATAGTTTTACGCATCTTCTTGACCCAATCTTCAAATTCGGATTCAGTCATGGAAACAATGTCTTCATAAAAGACATTGATATCGCTATTCAGGACATATTCATTTCGTTCGTAAAAAGGTTTCATGCGCCTACATTCCAAAACAGAGCACCCGGTTTTGCATATTGCTTCATAAAGGCCCATGCTTTGGCGTCATATGTGGGGGCGGAAGGAAAGGGAGGAGCATCAGCCGCTGCGACGGCATGAAAGAAAGGAATGGCACACTTGAACATTTTTGCTCTCCCTAACTCCTTCGCCCCCATTTTATGACCAACAGACACACAATTAAATTCAGCATTAGGCCATGCGGCCTGTAATCCTCTAGTTAGAGTTCCACTTGATCCTACCGTCCAGACTTCTTTCGGTTGAACAGGAAGTTGTCTAGCCAGATCCCGTATGGAGTCCAATACCTCTGGACAATCAAACCCAATAGGAAACAATTTACGAGTAAAAGGATCTGAGTTAACATAATCACGCGCTCTTTTCTGAGTTACAGATAGCATACCGTTCTCTACCCAGTTCATTGTAGCACCGTATGATATTGCTTTCAACTGGTAAGGATGAAGATTCTCCATCTTTCTTTTTGCCATAAACAATATACATTTCTTATTGAAATGCTGACATACTCTTGCCAACGATATCTGAGCATAACCAGTTGCAGGCGAAGAACCATAAACCAATTCATCGCCGACAAAATCCTTCACTAACGATTGAACAAATCTAGTTTTCGAACCACCATCAATAAGATCATCACGGACTACTAAAAATCCATCATGTTCCATAATTACAGGAGGGGGATTTAATTCATCAATCATAACATTCTACTAAAATTGTTTTTCTTTTCGAATGAAATTGTATTTTGAAACTTATCAGCAAGTTGATCTGATTTGTGACTAATCACATAGATGTTTGATTTATCACTTACAGAATTTAAAAGTTTCATCAATTCTTCCATACCTAAAGTGTCCAGAGAAGAATCAAATACTTCATCGAGAATCAAAAGATTACAATTAACACTATTCTTTGCCCTGGCAATTTCTCTCCAAGCAAGTAAAAGTGCCAAATCAATTCTCATCTTTTCACCTTCGCTGAAATTCATATAACTCATTTCATCCCGATGACGACTCTTAATAGTTTCATTAAAATCTTCATCTAAAATAAATTGCACGAAGAAATCCATAGAAGTTAAAAACTTGTTAATATACTTATTCATAAAGGGAAGGTAATACTTGATGATCTTTGCCTTTACTCCAGAGTCCTTTAGAAGGTCAGAAGCATATTGATAATAGTGCTCCTCATCTTTCATTTCAATCTTCTTGGTTTCCATTTCGACTAAAGAAACCTTCATGGATTCTAACTTTCCCTTTTCTAGAATAATTTCTTCAGTTGAAATATTTGCCTTTTTCAAATCTTCAGAAAGTGTTTTTAAAAACTTCTTTCCATTATCGATTGATGTTTTCTTTTGAAGAAGTTGAATGTTCTTAGTCTGAACAAACGAAGAAAAATTATTGATTTCCTCGACACGAGAATTATATTCCTGAATAGTTTTTTCTAATTCAGAAATTGCTTTTTCATATTCTTCTTTCTTCTTATTTCTTTTCTTCAATTCCTTCTCCTTTACTTCTGAAGTAATTGATTGACAACAAGAAGGACATGTTTCATTTTCTGTAAAGAAACTAATATCTTTAGAAAGCGAAGATAAATTAACTCCAATCTTGGTTTTGAGAGTTTTAATTTCGTTTAACTTATCAAATACAATATCTTTATCCTCTATAGAAGACATTGTAATTGCTATAGAGTTTTCCAACTCAGCGATATCATGTAAAAGATCCGCCAATTCAGATTCTATCTTTTGAATCTTTTCATTGGTATGTTCTATATCTTTATTGCTTCTAGTTTCTAAACTATTGATTAGATCATTCTTTGAATTAATCTTTTCTTTTTGAATCTCTATACTATTGTTTAACTCTCTAAGATTTTCTTTAAGAGCAGATAGTTTTCCCTTCAAAATCATATTCATGGAACTAAAAACATTGATATCCAAAATGTTTTCAATAACTGCTCGGCGATCAGATGCATTTAATTGCATGAAAGGAACAAAAGATGAACTACCAAGAATCACCACTTGTGTGAATGTTTTGTAATTCATTTTAAGAATTTGTTCTTCTAGAACAGACTGATAATCTACACTCTTGGCATCTTGATTTAGAAGTTCACCATTTCTATGAATTTCAAAAATCTTTGGGTTTAATCCCCTACGAACAATATATTGTTCATTACCTTTTGTAAATTCGATCTCAACTAAACAATTTTTAGAATTAATAGAATTTGCAAGTTGAGGAATATTAATCTTACGAAAAGGTTTGCCAAATAGAGCAAAGGTAATAGAATCCAAGAAAGCAAAGGACTTACCACTCCCATTGCTTCCGCAGATGAGAGTGGTATTATTTTTGTCCAATGTTATTTCAGTAAAAGTATTACCAAACGATCCAAAATTTTTAAACTTTACTTTCTGAAACTTGATCATCGCCAATAATCTTATCCGGTACTACCATTGATCTAAACTGTACAGGTTCCTTTGGTTGTGCTAACTCAACAGGATTTTCTTCTCTGAGAACATGAGTATTTCCATCAACATCGACTACTTTCTTGCCAGGTGTTGGTGGTTTCTTTGCACCACAACCACAACCCTTCTTTGGTGGATCCTTTGATGCAGGTGGCATATATGCGCCAATATGATTTGCAGCTCCTGTTACTATATTCTGAATTCCATCAGGAATTCCTCTTGAATGTACTAGAGTTCCTTCTGAACGAAGTCTATTTGCATATCCAACTCCATAATACCAAACAATTTCAGTTCCCTTTGGAATATCAGTTAATGCATAATATGTAAAGGTTTTCATGTAACTGTCTTGTACAACATACGAATTTGGAGTTTCGGAATGATTATACTGACTACCATTTCCCATCATTATTGCCATAGTATTTCCATTAGTACGACATACATCACAACCACATGTCCAGGTCATGGCATACCGCTGAAGAACCCAATCTTTATTATTCTTAAAGGTAGAATCCAAAAGAAGTGCCTGACATTCTTCGATTATTTCTCCGGCCTTAATGTCTTCTTTTGCAAATACACCATATCCGTGTAACTTAGACTTACCAACATAGGTTCGTTGAATAAATCGTTCCTTTCTTGCAAATTCATTGTTATTATAATCATACATTCCCATGTAATGACTATGTGATGTGCGTACAGGAACTCCCTCTGCTGTTTTCACAGGAGGAATATCGGATTCAGATGGTTTAAAATTTTCAGCAGAAAATACAGGTTCTTTCTTCTCTTCCGGAAGAGGTATTGTTTGATTTGGTGTCATATTGTTAAACTCTCCATATATAAATCTTTAATAATCACTTTCAATTTTGTTTTATCTTGAATATGTTCAAGTAAATCTATCTCTTTATTTATAATAGACATTGTATCTTCTGTAATGTCTATGTCAATAGAATTTTGCTTTTCGCTATATTCTTCTACAATGGTTAACTGCTGTGGATTTAAAGAATATAAAGCATCGATATATTTGTCAAATGCAAAAGGTTTTGTTTTATTTGTGACAATTACCTTTATAAACCCACCTTTATATTGATTTAAATTTTCCATTAAAATAGTATCGATTCCCGCTTCGGTAGAATCGTCATATTTAATCAAATGAAATATTTTATTTGGATTTTTAATAAATTCAAGGTTTCTAGTTTCTGTATCTAGAACATGAAATCCCTTCGGACTATTCATGTCTCCAAAATTTAATTCATACTGTGTTCCAAGATAATGAATATTTCCATTATTTTGTTTTAGATGAAAATGTCCAGATAGAACAAGTTCAAATCTATCAAATATTCTTTTATTTAAGCCCAGTGGATGTATCACCCCATTCATTACTTGAAATCCACTAATTTCAAAATGTCCTCCAATAATTGGACATTTACACTTACTAATAAATTGTAAGCATTCCGCCTCATTATCACGAGTCACCCAAGGAATAATACCAATACATAGACCATCAAAATCTATTGCAGTTGGAGACTCAATAATTTTAATAACATCAGATTCATTAAAGAATAGTTCATTAATTGAATTTAAACTGTTAGTATTCTTATAGTAAGTATCATGGTTTCCAATGGTAATATATGCTTTGATATTATTATCAATCAAAGGTTTAAAGAAACGCTTTCTAACCTGAGAAAGAGTGTTAAAGTTAACAAACTTTCTACGATCCAACAAATCACCTAAATGAATCACATTTGTAATATTGTGTTGCTTTAAGTAGGGAAAAAATGTCTTTTCAAAAAAATCTAAAGACTGCTCCAGAAAAAATGGAGAGTCGTTTCTAACACCAAAGTGCGTGTCATTTATAAATGCAATTTTCATTCAAATAACCTATTGCTCTTACTTTTACTTTTCTTTTTGCGCTTCTTTCTCTTTTTGGGTTCCATATTATTAATATCTTGTTCCGTTAAAGAGAATGTTTTTTGTATAAATTCAGAATAGGTAGAAGATCCTTGATTCTCCTTCAACCAGTCTACAAATTTACCATCCATATCATTCATTTGCAAGGACTTATATTTTATAAATGATTGTTTCTTTTCTTTTTCTATTCTACGAAGAAACGCATAATAAATTATTTGAGTGAAATAGGAAAAGGGATTCTTTGATTTCTTCGGATCAAAATTATGTGCATATAAAAGACAGTTTTCTATACCATCTCCCACCATGTCTTCTCTGAATGGATAATTAATAAAATTTGGTCTATAGGAAAGATGTTCTGCAATTTGGAGAAAACACTGAGCAATATAATCAGTTACTGGTGGCCGCTTTTCGTCTGCCTCTTCGGCATCTCTAACCAATTTCTTCCATTCTGACATTTCTTTACAAAATTTGACATTATCGACATAATGTCTTAAATTAGGTTGTTCTAATACTTCCTCTATATCTTCTTCTTGTTTTGGTTTCTTTTTCTTTCCCATAGTGACACTAGTATACCTTCCATTATATAAAAATCAAGAATCTTCTAAAAATTGGTTGACAATACTTGACAACCTCGTTACACTGTCTGTGTGGGCTATGGAAAAGGATAATAGTAACTATACTCTAAGAGCTCTAAAGCCCTCTGAGTACTCTAGAAACCACTTAAGCATAGTCATCTGAATTAGGATCTGGATTCCAATCGGAAAACTTATTTCCGAAGTCTTTTCGATCCTTCTCATCCCCTGTAAACTTATTCTTCTTCTTCACTTCCTTGATCATTTTTTGTAGATCACGGGGATCTAAAATGCCAGAAGTAATAAGATTCATAATCATTTCAGGTGGGAAAACCATACTCATATAAATCATTTCCTGCCCGTTCATTTTTTCTGTACCCATTTCACTATCATCACCTTCTAGTTTACCTAGAACTGAAGAATCTCCACCTGCACCACCACCAGGACCAAACTTCTCAAAGAGTTCGTTAAACATGTCTTCCATTTCTTTTTCTGCCATTTCTCTATCTTCGTCAGTAACTACATTACTAGAAACGGCAGAAAGATTATCAAGTTGCTGCATGTAAATGCTTTTGCACTTTTGAGATGGTTCTATAATTGAGGCAACATGACTACGAGGGATGCTAATGGTTTTTTCGTCGCTATTATATAACCAATCCTTTAGAGTGGTCATATCATACGGTCTACCACTCATATCCATCATCGTAGTAAAGCGAAATAACATGGGATTCTTAAGAGTGTATTTGCCCTTAGTCTCTGTTAGAATTGAAATAACCTCTTCACCGCTTTTTAATTTTAGTATTTTGCAATTCATGATGTCTCCTTTAGATTAATATTGACTACTTCGTAAGGGAATCTCTCATTACTATATAGGTTGATTCTTTCGTCCATGTGACGGAGAGAATGGTTACGGTACTTCTTCCATCGAAGATCGTCACCTATATCGTATATTGAAACTTTATCTTTCTTTTCACTCTTTCGCAATCCTCTACCTATCGATTGTAAGACTCTAACTACCGATTTAGATGGTGATGTGAAAACAATATTGTGTATGTTCTTGATGTTAATTCCTGTACTACATGTGCCATATGAAGCAACAAGAATACTTCTTGATTGTTTATTTACAATTTGACGAATAGATTCTCTGTCATCCGCCTGTGTTTTTCCATGAATGAGATAGCAAGGATATTCAGAGTATTGCTTTAGCCTTTTATACATTGGTATCCCATGTTTCTCAACAAAGTTAAATAGAACTAGAGTATTCCCTGTTAAGTTCTTACACAGTTGTTCTATGAAATAATTTCTTTCTTCATTTGCAACTAACCATTGTATTTCATCTATGTACTTTGCTCTTTTAATTTCTTCAACTTTAGATTCTGGATACTTTAAAAGAATGCAGTTTATCTTTATGTTGGATAAGAAATTTTGATCAATTAGATCCTTTGTTGTTGTGACACGAAACACAGGACCAAACAGACCCTCTACGACTAATTTATGGACATGCGTTCCATCTAGTGTTCCTGTAGTTCCAACTCTAAATTCACAACCTTTCATTTTATTCATTAAGGTAGTAAGTGATTTTGCTTTGAACAAATGACATTCATCTCCAAATACACAGAGAACATCTTTAAAGAATTCTTCTTTCATCTTATAGATGCTCTGCCAAGTTGAAATTATAACTCTTCTATTTGTCTCTTTTGGTTGACCGGAATATACCGCATGACAATTACGGAGAAATCCATCCTTATTTGAATAATCGTGGAAATCATTTGCCATTTGTCCAACAAGACCTGTTGTCGGAACTACAATTAAAATTTTCTTATGTGGTGGAATTTTTTCTAAAAGATATCTAACACACATGTAAATTATCAAAGACTTACCACTTCCAGTCGGAGAGATGAGTAATGTTCTTTGCTTCAATAAGGCATGCTTTACTGCATCTTTTTGATATTCGTGTGGGGGTATTTCGCTACCATCACTATAGCATTTTGTTCTTTTAAAGAAGTCTTCTATATCTTGTTCATTGAATTTTAAATTTAAATTCTGAACTGGTTCATATTGAAGTTTATATCCTCGCTCTTCGGCAAACTTAAACAAGTAGTCCAACAATCCAACATAAAGAGTATGAGTGAGAGTATTGAAAAGACGAATCTTTCCATCCCATAGTCTATTCTTATATGCTGGTGTAAATTGATAATTAGGAACCGAGAAAGTGAAAAAGGAACTTATTTCCTTAGCAATGCTTTTTTCACAGTCGATTTTTAAATTAACGGCATCTACTTGTTTTACTTCAATCATTGTCCCTGTGTAAATTTAATCCAATCAATTGCAGAACGAATATTCCAATTCCTCTGAGAAATTACTTTAACAAGATTTTCTAGGTAGTTTACCTTTTCCTTTTGAAGTTCAACTTTATTTGAGATATCAATTATTTGTTGATCACTATCGATAAATCTGTCTAGGTCTTGTCGAAGAAGTGCAAGATCAAATGGTTCCCATCCTAGATCTTTTAGTTGTTCATCAGACATCTTTCCAGAGTAATACAACCACTTGTTCTTCCTTACTATATTTAGATCAGATTCCAACTTCTTCAAAATCAGTTTCTCGTCCAACATAATAGACAGATACTTGTTATGAATTTGTGGTGTGCGAAGACTTTCAACATCCAAAGAAGATGGATCAATCTTCATATCTTGTTCAGCCATAGTTCGAATTTCACTTAGTTTAATTGACATGCTTAGATTATATCACATAATCGGCAGAAATCAAGAGGGACTATAACTTCCAGTATAACCAATATTTTCTGCAATTGTGTGTATTTCATATCTAACAAATGAGAATGTCGCAACTGCTTGAACATATTGTGTATCTGGCGCAGTAGAATCAAAATCGATTCCAGTTAATGATATTGGAAATACATCATAAAATTGAACATTTAAAATTGGTTTATATGAACTGGATAAAACATACATCATTGCTCCCGACACCTTTTGATGCTCGGGTAAAATATCTTTATAGGGATAAGTGTCAACCGACAAATCTCGGATCCAACTGTATATTTCCAACCAATTACGCATTTCTTCATCGACAGAAAATGCAACACTCAAATCACCAAATACATGTCTAGTTCCTGGTCGTTTGATATCCATTGCAGTGGGATTTGATTGCAATGAAACACCCATAGAAATTTCTGGTATATTTGCTCTTTGACAAAAATAAGTTAAATTAGGAGTTCGTGTTAGCACAAATAGAAATTTATTTCCAGTTAATCTATTTCTATTTGATGGATAAAATTCATTTCGTAAAAGTATATCTCCAGGCAAATTATTTAAAATAGATGCCGGAAGCGAGTTGATATAATCTTGTATTCCCATAATAGTATGTATAAAAAAAACAGGGAGGGGTTTTGCCCCTCCCTGTTACTGAACCTTATTCAGTCTTTGTTATCAGACATATCCACCAGTCTGTCCGTGGAGATTATCAACGCGGAATAGACGATAGTAAACATTAGATGCCTTATCGATACCAGAAGCGTTTGTGGTGATTGCAGTTCTACCCTTAGCAAATGGATTTGCAACCATACCATAACGAGTCTTGAATCCAATCTTTGGTTGGAAGGTGTTCTGGTTTACTGCACGAACCATCTGTAGTGGAACATATGGGCAGTAGAAGAACCCTGCATCATAAGGAGTTGAACCCTTATATCCAAGGCAGACGAAGTTCTGGTTGGTGTTGACGAATGGATCGATATAAACCTTGATCTTACCATTTAGAACACCTGCGAAGACATTACCAGTGTCATCTACATTTAGATTTGCAACCATTGCAGGAGCAAGATTTAGGAAACCACCCATGGCAAGTGCACTTGCAACATCTGCAGAGCACACCATGAAGTTACCCTTGCCTCTACGGGTTTGCTTGGCGATGACATTTGCTTCACGCTCAATCTGGAACATTAGACCGCGGAATCTTTCTGCGCTCCAACGACCATCTGAGTCG